AACTTGAGCCTCTTCTCCTTGAGGGGGGCACGCATGTTTTTGACGCGGTCTGTGTCAACACGTAAACCCTTGAGGGTCATAGCCATCGCAGTCTTGAGACTGTCTAATTCAAACTGATATGTTTTGGAAGTGGTGTCGTCTAGTTGTAACTTGATCTTCTGCCATATCTCTTGGGTAACGGCACAGTCTAGCGCGCAGTAAGTCCAAAGAGTTTGCTCACCATCAAGTTTTATATTTTGTATATCTACATTCTTTATAATATTTGCCATCGCTTTTGTCTCCCATGTTAATCGTAGTCCCGTTCAATAATCATATCTATATAATGTTTTGCTTTTAGTAAATCTTCTTTACCACCTTTAGACATATGCCTACATATATACTTAATCGCATTACCTTCAGCAAACAATAGCCTATTGCCGTTGATAAATTGTGATGGTTGAATATCGTAGTCTTGATAATGATCACCACCTATCTGTTTTGCGTATGCGCTATCATCACTCATAAAGTTTATCTATCCCTCCCACTATCTCAAATATTAAATCTCTTGCCTTCTCAGCATTTAACTGTGCGTAGTCACAAACTATTAGAAAGTCATCTGTCTTTCCACGCAACCAAATCTTGGCGCGTTCTTTGTTAGAAATATTCTCACTGACTGGACTATCAGATAAAAAATCCAACAACGCTTGATCTATCACAGCTCTCCACAACCGTATCTCCCTCTCAACAGTTACCAGATTGTTTGGTATAGGTAACTCTGAGAAATATGGAGCTCGTTTCATTACATCTATTCATCTTTCTTTGTACTCTTTGAAAACTTTGCCATTGTTTTCCATGCACCTTCGTTTGTATAAATAGATCCTAAGAACCCTAATGCTTTAGGATGCTCGGGTTGGAGCGCATGTTGACAATGCATCGTATCATGTACAATACCTCGCACTTTTATGTTTTGTTTGTATGCTAACCAAGTCACATCATAGAATTGATTCTGTGCTACCTTGGTAATCTTTTCATTCTCTAGTATTTCTTTTACCCAAGACCATGCTTGTTGTTCATGAGCAACATTGGTCCAATAGTTTTTGAGTACGTTTCGCTCGTCTTTGAATGGTACAACCATAGCGACAGTATCGCTTGGAGCGAAACCAATACAAGTAATAAAACCGCCGCCTGTTTCAATGTCGAAACTGAGTGGCTGATCTTCGTTATTCTCTCTAATATACTTCTGTTGGAAGTCCTTGAGGTCTTTGATTTCTGGTTCAATCCATAACTCTCTTTCTTTTATTGTTAGTTCTTTTGAATTAGATTCTCTTACTGCTTTCTCTAAGTCAGATAAAACAATAGGTCTAAATTCATATTGTCGATTGATGGCACTAGGACTGTAAGTAGGTATTACCTTGGAATAAAGATCAAATAAGGTAGGTTTTAAAATGGTACCACGATAAGTACCCACTTTATCCAGTCCTGTCAGCGCCCATAATGCAATACTCCCCATCGCTACTATGATGTTGGGTTGTACTTCATTAAGCTGTTCACATAACCTTTCGATGTTATGTTCAAACTCTTTCTTTAAATAACCGAAGCCACTCACAGGATACTTCGACTTCCACTCTCCCTTTTTACATTCAGCTTTGTACTGATTTCTATTGTAGAAAAAGTGGGCTGGGTTTTCCTGCGGTGGCTTCTGAGCGAGAGCATGCGTAAGCAAACAGTTCTCCACATCTATCTCAGATATTTCACACAACGCATGAAACATTTTTCCCGCTGAGCCTACCATGATACTGCCAAGTCTTTGCTCATCTGTAGTTGGAAAATCAAATACAAATGCAATACGACATTCACCTTTAGGCATCTGCGAAGGAACTGGTTTCAGAACTGTACTTACGTTGCTCATACTCTCTCCCTAAATTAAGCTAGGATTCTCTTAACCTGTGCGGCTTTGATATCCTTGTTTTTGCCAGTCATTTCGTGCTTGACCATGCCCTTAAAGTTTTTACCGATTGCCATCTCTAGCAATTCGCTGTAAGGTAAGTCATCCACATGACCTAAGTCTAAAGCATTTGTTAAGAATGCTTTCAATCCTATTGCAGGATTACTTAGCTTCAATGAAGCGGGCGTTGCCCAGAACTCCATTCTTGTTGGCTCAGTGTTAACCAAGTCCGAATCAACGATGTCTCCTTCGATGACTGAACTAGCCTTCACGTTTACTCTGACCAAAGGCGTTTGGTTTTCGCCCACTTGATCAGCCCTGTAAGAGGTCACAATAAATTCGTAACTCCCCTCGGGTAGCAAGACACTATCTGGTGTGTCATTAGGTGTCATGCTTAAAAAGTCTGCAACATTAGACATTATTTATCTCCTTTCACATTGCTCGCTTTGAGTTTATCCTTCGCGTTATTTTGTATAGCTTCAAACAATTTGTTTAAATCTAACTCAGCACTTGGCTCTATGAGATTCGGCGCTGTCACTTTCAAATCCATTCTATGATCTGAAGTTGTGCGAAGTGTTCGCTCTGTGCCTTTGCTTGATGAACGTGTATCAATACGACAGACACAGTTAAAGTATCTACCAATCTTGGTAGACAGTTTAGAACCTACTGAAGTCGGGTAAGCTTTTGATGTACCCAAATCACCCTCCATGTACTGCATGTGAGAAGTCACTACAACATTACATTTCACTTCTCCGCCTGTTATATACTGGATGATATTCTGTACGTCTCGAGCAGCCGCACCCCACTCGGGTTGGCTTGCCTGTTCGGTAGGTTTCTTGTTGTTAAAGACGAGAGCCGAACGTAACGCGGCTTCGCCCATTAGGGTAAGGGAGTCTATCACTAGAACTGTATCCTCTCCCCATTCTTTCACAGGACCCAAGTCTTCCTCACCGTCTTTCCAGTTGGACAACAGCTGTGCCCCTCGTCTGAATGCGGTTGCTTGACCCAATGAATCTGTTAGTGTGACAAACGATACGTTGTCAACAGCATCTTTGTTTAATAAAGATGGTAAGATATCCAGACCATTGTCGTAGTCTAGGATACGTAGCTTCTTGCCTGCGTTAGCAAGGCTAGCTAATGCGGAAGTTTTCCCGCTACCACTATCACCACAAAGCAATAGCTTTGTTACGCTAGCTGATTTGTGTTGTGTTATTTTTGCCATCAATTGGTCTCCTATTATGTTTTGAACTATATACTATTTTTTGAAAATGTCAAGAAAAAAATTCGCTGTAGGCGTGGGATTTAATTTATTACCCACAAGCTTTCAGTTACAGATAGATCGCTCTAACTACCTACTCACTACCACCCTTGATTACCTCAGACATTTGTCCATACTTCCTCTCAAGTGTACCTTAGCCCTCTGTTAAAGGCTTGTTCAGTCAGCCGACTAAGAACCGTCGTTCTTAATCACGAATCTTTTTTACCACCATTTATTACTTCCAACTCCATAGGCTTGGTCTCCTGTAAGTCGGGGTGGTACTCTTGTGTAAAGTCTTGATCAAAGAAAATATATCTTTGACTTGATGGATGACCACAAGTTTCTCTAAACTTACAACCACCATAATTACCACAAGCTGTAAAGTCAGCGGGATAGTATTGCGAATCAGCATATATGTCTGATATCTGCAAGTGGTGTAAGGTATCTGTGTACCATTCATCAACTAACTCTTTACTCACGTTGAATACAGATCGGGCAAACCTTGTAAAGTTTGATCCTGTTTGTACTGCATCAATAATAAATCCTTCGACAGGTAATTTTAATACCTCTCGACATGCCCAGATGTATGCAAACACTTGGTTGTTTGGCATATACATTTTGAAATACCACTCACTCAATGATTGCTTTGTAGTCTTGACATCAACAAGATAAAGCTTGCCGTCTAGCGATATGATCTTATCAATCCTTCCACTAAACCTGTGCCCCTTATCTCCGAGGGGTACTTCGAATCGTTGTTCCAATGCGGGCATCCCGTCGGGCATGCTAGCTAGCTTGAGATTGTCTTCCCAAAACTCCTCAGCTTTCCATACCACTGCACGAAGTGCCGCCTCTAAACCACGAGCGGAATCATCTGACAGTTTTAAGTCCTCGCCATAATCCTTCAGCACAAGTTTAATGGCACGACGCAACGCATTATCTTTGGACTCTCCTTCGAATCTCGCTTTATCTATTTCCTCAAAGCCTGCGTGAACAGCTGATCCAAAACCTGTGGCAGTGGCATAGCTTGTGGTTTTCCAACCATCAAGTACAGTCCACTTGTAATATCTAGGACAAGCTAAGAATGTACTTAGACTAGATGTG